TTTGTTAAGCGGTGGTGGGCGGCTAAGACGTATACACCTGATGGTATGGTGATGCTGGGTTCACTGCGTGAGACACTGAAGAAGCCGTTGGAGGAGGCAGAGGTACGCTATCCATACAAGGGACTAGATGACATGACGTTTGGTGTTAGACCTACCGAGCTAGTCACTATCTGTGCTGGCTCTGGTCTAGGTAAGTCTACGTTCATGCGTGAGCTAGTGTTCTCAATACTAGGACAGACCAACGACAGGGTAGGACTAGCGTTCCTTGAAGAGACACCAGACAGGACAGCGCGTGGTCTAGTAGGACTACAGATCAACAAACCTATACACCTACCCGGCTGTGACTACTCACCATCAGAGGTGGATCAGGTGTTCGACAGCCTTGACCTTGATGATCGTGTTGTGTTGTGGGATACGTTTGGTTCTAACAAGATAGAGAATGTACTGGCACGATTCAGATACCAGATCAAGGTGCTGGGTGTGAAGTACATCGTACTGGATCACATATCAATACTAGTATCAGACCAAGACAACGGTGATGAGCGACGTGCCATCGATGAGATCATGACCAAGCTACGCATGTTCTGTCAGGAGATGGTGGTGTCTATGTTTGTTGTGTCACACCTCAAGCGACCTGAAGGTAAGGGACATGAGGACGGTGCATACACTAGCCTCGGTCAGCTACGTGGTAGTGCTGCCATTGCACAACTGTCTGATATCGTGATAGGATTAGAACGTAATGCACAGGCAGAGGATGAGATGGTACGCAACACAACCAACGTTCGTGTGTTGAAGAACAGGTTCAGTGGCATGACAGGCCCAGCTACTGCGCTGATGTATAACAAAGACACTGGTAGGTTAACGGAGGTAATGGGGTGAGGTGTAAAGCCTGTGACAAGATCATGAGTAACTATGAACTGACCAAGAAGTTTGATGGTAGTGGTGAGTTTGTAGACTTATGTAATGAGTGTAGTAGGTTCCTTGCTGACGACGACATAACGACAGTGGGTAACGTAGACTACGCTGACCTGTATGACTTAGAGGAGATACGAGATGTCGAAGATGAGCCGCTGGATTACTACCCAGTACCAGACACAGGAGATGCAGACGAATGGTCATGAACTTACAGATGAACAAAGACTTGATCTGTCCTACTACGAATATAGTGTATCTGGATATCGAAGCGAACGGATTGGATCCGACAGAGATACACTGTGCAGTAACGAAGAGGCCAAACGAAGTAGCCTTGACGCACTTATCTAGCAGGAGTTTAGCGCATGAGTTACAAAAAGGTGGGCAAGTATGTGGACATAATCTTATTGGTTATGATCTTCCTGTTATGCTTAAACTGTGGGGCATCCATGTACACAGAGATAGAGTCATCGATACTCTCGTGATGTCACGTCTGTTTCGTCCTGACCTTGATGGTGGTCACAGCCTAGCTGCATGGGGTCAACGCCTTGGGTTTGCTAAAGGTGACCATGATGAGTGGGACGTACTATCTGATGAGATGATTGAGTACTGTAAGCGTGACGTTGATGTGACTGAGAAGTTATACAACAAGCTAGTAGAACAGATGCAGATGCTAAAGTTTAGTAAGCATTGTGTTGATCTTGAACACAGCACTGCATTCATATGTAAAGATCAGGAAGACAATGGGTTTCAATTCAAGAAGCAGGATGCTGTTGCTCTGTACTCAGAGTTAACTACCCGTATGGACAGAATAGAAAGAGACTTACAACAAGTATTCCCACCCATAGTAGAGGAGAGGATCAGTGATAAAACACAGAAGAGACTCAAGGACAAAGTTACGGTATTCAACGTCGGTAGTAGACAACAAATTGCAGAGCGGCTTACTAGCAAGGGCGCTGTGTGGAAGGAACTCACTCCGTCAGGACAACCAAAGGTCGATGAGGCTACGCTTAAAAAACAGACTCACATTCCCGAAGCGAAGATTATACTCCGTTACTTACTCTGCCAGAAACGCGCCTCTCATGTGGACTCGTGGATTAAAGCAGTGGGCGAGGACTCACGCATACATGGACGGGTTAGACACATCGGGGCTGTCACAGGCAGGATGGCACACTCCTCTCCAAACTTGGCTCAGATACCTAGTGTAAGGGCTGAGTATGGTAAGCAGTGTCGTGAGTTATTTACAGTACCTGAAGGTCACGTTCTTGTGGGCGCTGATGCTAGTGGGCTTGAGCTACGTATGCTTGCACACTACATGGATGATGCCGACTACACCAACGAGATCCTTACAGGTGATATCCACACAGCCAACCAGAAAGCAGCAGGACTAGCAACGAGAGATCAGGCCAAGACATTCATCTATGCTTTCTTGTACGGTGCAGGTAATGCCAAGATAGGTGAGGTGGTAGGGTCTACCAGTGGAGCAGGCAAGAAACTTAAAGACAGGTTCTTAGAGAACACACCAGCACTGGCTGATCTAAGAAAGTCTGTGCTTGAGGATGGTGAGTCTGGTTCTCTTGTAGGTCTAGACGGTAGACGAATAGCTGTACGATCAGCACACTCAGCACTGAACACACTGCTACAAGGTGCTGGTGCTATAGTCATGAAGCAAGCAATCGTTATCCTCTATGATCTGTTGGACAACGTAAACTTCAAGCTAGTGGCTCAGGTACACGATGAGTGGCAGATAGAATGTAAACCAGAAGACGCAGACTTTATCGGTAAGTCCTGTGTTAACGCAATGATATTCGCAGGTGAAGTCCTGCAACTGAACTGTCCATTGGACGGAGAGTATAGAGTTGGTAATAGTTGGGCAGATACCCACTAGCACAATTCTATTTTATGTGGTATAATAGTAGTGTAACATTAACTAGCAGGAGAAATGCTATATGTCAGACCAAGCACCCAATGTAATGGTTAACTGTGATTTGTTTTGGCCTAACCTAACCCACAAGAATGAGTTAGCAGGTAAGTATACAGTTGATCTTTCTAATCTATCTGATGCTGCGGTAACTGCGTTGGAAGATATGGGACTTAACATTAACAACAAGGGAGATGACCGAGGTAACTACATCACCTGTAAGTCTAACAACAAGTACCGAGCCTTCAAGCCTGACGGTAATGAGTTGCTCATCAAGGGACGTACACCACGAGATGAGACAGACGATCCAGAGTCAGGTGTTGTTGTAGGTAATGGCTCTAAGGCTAAGTGTCTTATTGGATACTACGATTGGGAATACATGAAGAAGCAAGGACGCAGTGCTACACTTAAGCGTATTGTTATCTCTGATGTGGTTGAGTACACCCAAGAAGTAGAAGAGATGGATGCTCTGTGATACTGATTGACGGTGACATGCTGGTGTATCGTATAGGGTTTTCTTGTGACGATGAAAGTGAAAGCGTTGCAACGAAGACCCTAGACAATTACCTATCTGAAATGGTCATGGATTTATCTGACCACTATGACACCAGCGTTGTTTATCTTACGGGCAAAGGCAACTTCAGGGACGAGGTTGCTACCACCCTTCCATACAAAGGTAATCGTAAAGACAACCGTGTACCTGTACATAAACAATTACTACGTGACTTCATGGTCAGTGAATGGAACGCACAGGTTGTTAACGGTATGGAAGCTGATGATGCTATTGCTATCAAGGCTACTGAGCTAGACCACAAAGCAATCATCTGTTCGTTGGACAAAGACTTCAAGCAAGTACCGTGTCCTATGTATGACTACACCAAGAAAAAAGTAAACTTGAGTTTACCTGATGATGCTATGCGTTTCTTATACAAGCAAGCACTGATGGGTGATCGTGTTGATAACATACCGGGCATCTATGGTATCGGACCTAAGAAAGCAGATAAGATTATTGATCCTTGTACGACTGAGTGGGAATGCTACAGCACTTGCCTGACTCACTACTGGGACAATAACTTAGATGAACGTAGACTGTTAGAAAGTCTCAGTCTTCTGTATCTGCTGCGTTCACATAATGACAAGTACGAGAAGCCAAGTGAAGTTTGATTCTAAGTTTGAGAAAGAAGCCTACGCATTGATGGTGGGCTGTGAGTATCACCCTTCACAAACACTAGAGTACGTACTGCCTAAGACGTATGAGCCTGACTTTGTTTACAAGACAAAGAGTAAGACCATATGGATAGAAGCTAAGGGTAGGTTCCGTACATCAGATGAGGCACGTAAGTATGTCTACATTGCAAAGACGCTTAGCTCAAAGGAGGAGTTGGTATTTCTCTTCCAAAAACCAAAGACCCCAATGCCCGGATCCCGCAGAAGAAAGAACGGTACACGCTACACAATGGAAGAGTGGGCAGCAAAGCAAGGATTCAGATGGTACACCCTCGACACATTACCAACAGGATGGACAAGATGAGACACCTAGTAATACCTGACACACAGATAAAACCAGACAAGCCTCTGGATCATATGCTCTGGGCAGGTAAGTACGCCTGTGCTGTTAAGCCTGACACCATCATACACATAGGTGACCACTGGGATATGCCCTCGTTGTCATCGTATGACGTAGGTAAGAAATCCTTTGAAGGGCGTCGATACTCTGCTGATGTTGAGGCAGGTAACGAAGCAATGCAGTTGTTTACAGATTGCATACGCGCTGAACAAGCACGACAGCGTAAGCTCAAGAAGAAGGTATGGCGCCCTAGACTTATCTTTACAATGGGTAACCACGAGAGCCGCATCGAACGTGCTGTTGAGAACGATGCTAAGCTAGAAGGGTTGATGAGCTATGAAGACCTTAACCTCAGAGGATGGGAAGTATATCCCTATCTTCAGCCAGTTATTGTGGATGGTGTCGCTTATTGTCATTTCTTCACTAGTGGGGTTATGGGTCGCCCAGTATCTAATGCAAAGCTACTGCTCCAAAAGAAACATATGTCATGTGTTATGGGACACGTACAAGATAGAGATATCGCATTCGACAGAAATGCAGCGGGAGAAAGAATGACTGCACTGTTTGCTGGTATCTACTATCAACACGATGAGGAGTATCTCAATCCTCAGACTAATGGTTCATGGTCAGGGCTATGGGTATTCAACGAGGTAACTAACGGTTCTTTTGATGAGATGCCTGTATCGATGACGTATCTGCGGAGGAAGTACGGTGCTAACTCTTGATGAAATACTAGAGCGTGTCGCTGCTAGGTACGATGAGGTGACTATCATGGAGGCGTTAGAGATAACAGCCGAAGAGTTAGTAGAAAGATTCTCAGATAAGGTGAACACTAACAGTTGGAAGTTTGACTTGGAGGAAGAGCATGAGCATTAATGATGCAACACCAGCAGAGTGGGACGCATTACCAGCAGGACAAAAGAAGTGGGTCAAGGTAGACGTAATTGATAAGCCAGAGCATTACAACAAAGGTGGCATCGAAGCTATCGACTACATTAAACAACAACTAGGAAAAGACTTTAGTGCTTACTGCGAAGGTAACGTACACAAGTACATACACAGGTATAAATACAAGAACGGAGTAGAAGACTTACGTAAAGCCCGTGTCTATCTAGAGTGGTTGATACAGAGTATGATAGAATGAAGGTTGTAGAGGGTAGTTTCGGTAAGGGCAAAGAGGATAAGGATGAGGTACTAACTTCTGAGTTTCTTTCTGCTTTTGTAGTTAGAGCAATGCAACATGAAGAAGAAGGTAAGTCATTCAAGGTAGCTGTTATCATGTATGAAGATGGTGAGATGTTTGAAGTAGCATCTAATGAACAGTACCCAGATGGTGTCTTTATGTTATTACAATTAGCATCACAAGCAATATTAAATGAAACACTAGGAGTAACAGAATAGATGGACGCATATCAACAATACATACACAAGTCACGATACGCACGTTACAATGCAGAAGAGCAACGTCGAGAGACATGGGAAGAAACAGTCAATCGTTATGTTAACTATTGGATTAACAAAGGACACCTAGAAGAAGCTGATGCTTCAGAGATTACTAAAGCTATCTACGATCTAGATGTTATGCCTAGCATGAGAGCGTTGATGACAGCAGGAGAAGCACTAGACCGTGACAACGTAGCAGGGTTTAACTGTAGCTACCTACCCATTGACCACCCTAAAGCATTTGATGAGATGATGTACGTACTCATGTGCGGTACTGGTGTAGGCTTCAGTGTCGAGAGACAGTACATAGCCAAGCTACCTGAAGTTGCGGAGAAGTTCCATGAAACAGACACAGTTATTAATGTTGCAGATTCGAAAATCGGATGGGCGAAATCGTTTAGGGAGTTGGTATCACTTCTTTATTCAGGTCAAATTCCCCAATGGGACGTTAGCCGAGTACGACCTGCGGGTGCCACACTTAAAACTTTTGGAGGTCGTGCAAGTGGTGCAGAACCTCTCGTCGAATTATTCAAGTTCACGTCCGGGTTGTTTCAAGGATCTGCTGGACGAAAACTTACGTCACTTGAATGCCACGATCTTTGCTGCAAGATCGCCCAAGTCGTAGTAGTAGGAGGAGTAAGACGATCAGCACTTATCTCATTGTCTAACCTGTCAGACGACAGACTACGCAGGGCCAAGACAGGTGAGTGGTATCACGCTAACCCACAACGTGCGCTGTCTAACAACTCTGCTTGCTACACAGAGAAGCCTGACTTTATTGCTTACCTAGAAGAATGGAAAAGTTTATATGAATCCTACTCAGGAGAACGAGGTTTCTTCAGCAGAATTGCTAGTCAAAAGCAAGCTGAAAGGAATGGCAGACGAGATGCTACCTACGCTTTTGGAACTAATCCATGTAGTGAGATCATCCTCAGACCCAACCAGTTCTGCAATCTATCAGAAGTTGTTGTCAGGCCAGACGATACGCTCTCTAGCCTCAAACGAAAGGTACGCATTGCGGCTATCCTTGGAACTCTACAAGCTACCCTTACAGACTTCAGATACTTAAGGAATATATGGAAGACAAACACAGAGGAAGAAGCTTTACTAGGTGTATCACTAACAGGTATCATGGATCACCATTTACTATCAGGACGAGGTGACAATGCAAAGCTTAAGAAGTGGCTCACAGAGATGCGAGAAGAAGCAATTGAGACTAACAAGCGGTGGGCTGAGAGACTTAACATTAATCCCTCTACAGCTATTACTGCAATTAAGCCTAGCGGTACTGTTAGCCAGTTGGTTGACAGTGCTAGTGGTATCCATCCTCGTTATAGCGAGCAGTACATACGAACAGTACGAGCAGATTCTCGTG